TTGATGCGGCTAAGGCGCGTTTTGACATGGCTACACGGCAGTTGGCTTTGAGTGTCTAACTCAGTATTAGACACCTACGCAGGTGTATAACACCTGCATAAGTTCATAACTTATTGATTTTGTTAAACACCTAAAGATAACTACACCTACACTTAATATTATTGTGTTGAGTGTTAAGTTTCGCATGTAACCCACAAAAAGATAAGTAATGTATTGCCGCATAATAAGCCTATCCACCCGATAGGTTTTTTTCATGTTCACGCTTAACCCCAACGCGCAAAGCACGGCCATTACTGCCGAAGATATACAAGGCATGATAACCCATTGGCTTACTACACCCGTAAATGGCTATCTGGGCAGCGACTACGGCTGTGATGCTAAGTCACTACTGCAAAAAGCCTTACATTCAGGCATAGCAGACGCATTTATTGCCAAAATGAAAAAAGACATTCCTATCCTGAGCGTTATCCCCCAAGAAAATATCAGCCTGTATTCCATTCCAGAGCCACCAGACAAATTACGCTTATTTATCGCCATTGCAGGTATCACCACGGTAGAGATTAACCCATGACCACTAAGCAACAGTTTTTAGCACAGGCGGAAGTTGAGTTAAAAAATCCGCAATATGGCAAGATTGCTGCACTGTATCAGGCACAAGACCCGCGCATTGTCGCGTCTATTGGCGCAATGGCACAAATGCTGGAGATGTACAGTGTTCAGCAAGACTTAGCCGAAACAGAGGTATTCATTAAAGCGCGTGATGCTACCGTCTTAGCGGATGCCACCTTAAAAGGGATTTTACCCTTAGCTAACTCGGCGCAAGTTGAAGCGCAAGTGACTAACCCGACAGCATCAGCAATCACTTTAGCTTATGGTCGGCGTTTGTTAGATGATAAGGGGCGCGTGTGGCGTGTTGCCGCTACGTTGGTTGTTCCGCCTAAAGTTGGCCTGATTGATGGTACTGGCACATTATTACTTAATCAAAACGAACTACGCACGATTAGCCATACTATCGCTAATGATGACCCGTTCTACACCATTACCTTAGCCAACAATGACGAAGGGTTTTATTTAGAAAACATTCGCATCAAGGACACGATAGGCAGTACCGACAACCTGTATGCCTATGCCCCTGAGTTTATGAATGTCTTGAACGGGGAGCGTGTCTATCACCTTGAAACAGACGAAGCACGGCAAGTCACTATTCGTTTAGGCGCACAAGACGGAGCAAGCCTTGTCTATGGGTTTCAGCCACCCGTCAACACGGTACTCACCATTGAATTGACCGAAACATCGGGACAGTTAGCCATTGGTACAGGGGCGAGCTTTAGCCTTGAGTACAGTAACAATGCCAATGAAGACGCATTAAAGATTGTTTCTACTGGCGTTAATTCATTGGGTAGCAATCCCTTATCGTTGCCCGTATTGCGCCTGTTATCACGCTATAACGCCTTGTATGACCATGATGCGGTGTATTTATCAGACTTTGATTTTTTAATCCGACGTTATCACGGTGACAGCATTAACTTTTTAGCCGTCTGGAATGAACAAGTACACGAACAAGTCCACGGCTATAGTGCCGCCAATATCAATAAGTTGTTTATTGCCGTACAAGCGAAAGACGCACTGGAGCAAAGTAATCTCGTTAATGCGATTCACACCTTAGTCCAGAGAGCCGATAGCAGCTATAAACGCGCCATCGTTGCAGTGATCCCTCAAGCGTACCCTTTATGGCTTAGGGCAAATCAAAGTCTCACAGGGACTTAAAAACAACTTTAACCGCCAAGAGATTTATCAAACGCTAAAAAAGGCGATACCCGCGTTTCAGGATGCCGTCAGTGACTTTAGCGTGTCCGTGGGTAACTTGCCTGATCCCGTGTTACCAGAGCACTATTTTTACTTGCACCCAACCACTAATTTTACCGTGGCAGTCACTCAGTTAAGCGATGCAGGGGGTGGATTGTGGAATTAACGCCCTTAGCTCCCTTACAAGCCAGTACCGACTATTGGGACGAAATAGACGAAAGCAGTATTGAAAATGAGTTAAAGCAGTTATTCATTGCCTTGTTTCAGCAATCACTACGCACCCAATTTAGACGAATTGACCATTACGGCTATCCGCATTTGCTTGATGAGCCTGACTTTGAAACGGTACAGCGATTTATTACCTTAGAGGGATTAAGTCTATTGAACCGCGAAACCGATAATCAGCCCTATATGCGTGAAGTGTTTAGGGCATGGCGTGGCCAACATCCACGGCGCGGCTTAGGCTTTTTAGCGTTTTACTTGCAAATGCTTTGGCCTAATGCGTGGCAGATTACCCAATACTGGCACAGTGTTTCAACTGTCGGCAATTATCCGTATAACATTGTCCCTGATGAATTAGGGGGGAGCTTTTTAACAAGTCGTGTCGGCGTTACGCTTGACCCAGAATTAGTTACTAATTTTAGCGAGTTGGCTAAAATGACACCTGCATTAAAACGGGTAGTGCCTGCGCGTATTGTTTTGAGTTTTTCAATTAAAATTCCCCCATCCAATCCTGTTTACTTAGAGGTAGGTATGGCGTTTACACCAACTGTTATTTTGACGCTTGAAGATAGCGCATTGTTGTAACCCTCGCCAAAACACCCCTAAGCCACACCTGATAATAGACATAACAAAACCTGTTAATGAGATTTTATTATGTCTGTATCACCTGCCGATTTATTAGCCAAGAATTACAAAACCGCGCAAGCATTGGGACAAAAAGAAGCCCAATGTGATGCCTATTTTGAAATTGAAGGCTATGAGAACTTAAAGTTTTTAGCTAAAACCTTTCCTCGACCTGTCTTAGCCAGTGCTGGCACGCTTGAATCGTATTTGCCAAACGGTGTTAAAGTTCAACAGCCGCAACAGTTACAAGTCGCGCAAACGCATGAAGTGAGTTTTTATGTGACCCGTGGCGGCCAAGTCGAAAAAGCCTTAAACGCTTTAAACAATAGCGGCGGCATTTTTCAAGCGACAGTACATTTAGGCCAAGTCGATAAACCTTATGCTAGTTATCCCTTAACCGATTGCTTTATCGCTGAAATCTCACCGCTTGACCAAGATATTGAAGGTGTAGGCCAGCATGTAATGATGAGTGGCACGCTTTACTATCATTATTTTGGTGAACGTAAAGAGGCGTAATCCATGACCGTTTCCGTATTAGTCACAGAGTTTATGGCCTCCCGATATACGGGGGGCTTGGTCTTGACCGAAGCTGAAGTGACGACGGCAATAGTTAAGGCGGTACGCTTTTTTGCGGGTTATGCGACTCTGGCACATTTTGCCAATCAGCCTACACCGATCACACCAACCGTCACACAAATTGACAGCACGGTGGCATTAACGACGAGTGAATGGGCAATCATTCAACCGTTGTTTAATGCCTACGTTGACCATGAGAACGCCATACGTTTAGAAGCGTCCCGTGGTCTAGGCTTAGATGTGTTTGGTCGTTCGGTGAGTGAATTAGCAGGGGAGATAAAACAACTTGAAGCGGATTTACCGCGCAAGGCGTTTTATCAGGCCATTGTTAGCGTTGGAGATTTAGATATATATGCTTATCCAATTCAGCAATGACACCCTACTACCCGCAAGTCATTTACTGTCGGCGGTATTGCGTACCGACTTAGTGCCTGTGCCTGTCTCCTTAGAGCTTGAGGTGCGGCATGATGACGAATTAGCAAAACAATTAGCCGAAGGTCAAAAAATCTTTGTCACTGGCAAAGCCATTGAATTGCAAATTATCAAGTCTCAAATTAAACAAAGCCCACAAATACCCGATAGGGGCATGATCCAAGTCACGGCGGTCTTATCATCCTGTGTGGCTATTGGTTATAGGCGGCAAAAGGCGGTCATCCTTAAAAGCAATTCTCTGGGCGCAATCTATAAAGCCTGCGGTGCAAAGGTCAGCATTAAAAATGATTTTACTGTGCCATTGTTTGTGTCGTTTTTAGGGCAAGTACCCTCTGAGATGATTGCTAAGGTATTGCAAGAGGAAGCAGCCGTGGTGCGTTTAAGCGGTAAGCAATTGGATTGTGTACGTCTAGCCGATTTAATGAAGCAAGCCCCCAAGTTAAGCCTCCCTCAAGGCTTTGGCGAGCAAATTGCCAGTGGATTTTTAGAGCGGCATTTAGTCCCCAGTTTTTATTCAACGGGTGACAATCGGGCAGTCGTTAAAGGCAACACCAAAAAAGTGCGTGCCATGCAGTACACGCCACGGCATAGCGAACGCGCCGCCAATAACATGACCTCGGCACTCATCACCAAGCAAGTGCTTAACCTTAGCTATAACGACGATTACCAAGCGGGTGACCTGTTTAACATTGGTAATACCCCTATGGCCATCATCACGGCGGCGCACGTTTACGAAACGGAAAACGAAGGGGAAGGCGGCAATCAATACACGCGCCTATGGCTAGGGGAGCTAGAAACATGATGATGTTTAAGTATCCTGCCGTGGTAGTGAGTTATGACGGCGGTACGCGATTAGCAAAGGTAAAACTAGAACCGTTAGATGAGGGTGCGGATACCGCGCTTGATGCGGAGTTACTTTATCCCTTGGGTGATAAATCCAATACCGCGATTGAAGTCTTAGCCAATGATTTTGTATGGGTAGAGTTTGAAGCAGGTGATCCACGTTATCCGATTATTGTCGGTTATCGGAATAAGCGAGAAGGTAATGATGATACAACACGGCGTTATCACCACCACGGGAGTTTTGAGATATTAGCTGACAATATCATCAAGATAAAAGGTGATGTGAAAGTCATTGTTGAAAGTCAAACAGTAGAAGTTACCGCACCTACAGTCACGGTAACGGCAACGACTGTTACCGTGACGGCAACCAATACAAATATTACCAGCCTTGTGAATATCACAGGTAATACGTCCATTACAGGCAATTTAGCGGTAGCAGGGGCAATCAGTGGTACGGGTGGCAGTGGTGCGACGATTGCGGGTAACGTGACTGTCTCAAGTGGTGATGTTGTGGCGGATGGTAAGAGCTTGAAAGGGCATACGCACCCTTATACCGATAACGGCATACCTATGGTAACAGGTACACCGACTTAACGTAACCCTCCCCAATTACCCCATTCTCAGCAAGCGACAATACACACAAGTCTTATCTTATGTGTATTGTCGCTATGCCTTCTAAAAACATCCCCCCACAAGCTGCAATTC